CATCAAGAGCATCGCGGGCGCCACCACCGAGGCTGACGGTGGGGTGAAGGGTTGGGCGCTAACCCAGAAGGATCTCAACTTCCAGTTTGACCGGGCAAAGTCGCTTATCTCTTCGATCGCAATCGAGATCGGGAATCATCTGCTCCCGTACGTCACGGCTGCCGTGAAGGGATTCAACGACTTTGTTACCAGCGTGAAGTCGGGCTTCGGTACGGGCGGACTGTCCCAGATTTTCACTGACCTTGAGTCGAAGCTCAGTGCGGGACTGCCTATCATCGCGGCGAAGCTGGTCGCGTGGGGTAAGGCTTTCGTCGAGTGGATCGCTCCGATGATCCCGCCGTTCCTGGCCAAGCTCAGCAACCTGCTGGTCCGGGTCGGCAACTGGCTGATCGCCGCACTGCCTGTCATCGGCGCGCGCCTCGGTAAGTGGGCGGCGGCGTTCGTCGAGTGGATTGGTCCGATCATCGGGCCCGTCCTGTTGGCTCTCGGAAAGTTCCGGCTCAAAATGGAGATCTGGCTTTACACGGTGGCACTGCCTGCGATCGTGAAGCAGCTCGGTAAGTGGGCGCTGGCGTTCGTGGAGTGGATCGCGCCTATGATCCCGCCGTTCATGCTGGCGATGGGGAAGCTCCTCCTCCGGCTCGATGGGTGGCTGCTCACCGTCGCGCTGCCCGCGATCATGGCGAAGCTCGGTCAGTGGGCGTGGGCGTTCATTCAGTGGGTTCCCGGTGCTGCGCTGAACCTGATCGGTGAGATGGGCAAGCTGCGGTCGAGGCTCGGCAACTGGATGGTCACGACCGCGCTGCCTGCGATCGTCAGGGACCTGGCGAGGTGGGCTGGCGAGTTCTTCCGGTGGGTCGGTCCTGCCGCGGCGAAGATGATCGGCGAGCTCGTCATACTCGGGGCGAAGTTCTTCTACTGGCTTGGCACGACGGCTCTGCCGAGGATCGTCGCGGAGGTCGGCAAGTGGGCGCTCGCGCTCGTGAAGTGGATTCCTGGCGCTGCGTTGAGTCTCGTGAGAGAAGGCGGGAAGCTCACCGATGGCCTACTGAGAGGGCTACAAGCGGCCCCCGGAAAGATCTTCGACGCGATCAAGGCTGTCGGTGGTCTCATCATCCAAGCCGTGAAGAACTTCTTCGGCATCCACTCTCCGTCGACGGTTATGGCCGGGCTCGGTGGTCACATCATCGGCGGGCTGATCCACGGCATCGTCAAGAACAAGGGTCAGGTCGCGTCGCTGATGAAGGACGTTTTCGGCGACGTCAAGGGCGGCATCGGCGGTGTCCTCGGCTGGCTGTCATCCCAAGGCGGCGGACTCCTCGGTAAGGTCCTCGGTGGTGCCGGCAACTTGGGTAAGGCGTTCGGTTCGCTGTTCGCCGGCCTCGGTGCCGGTGGCGGTGGCGGTGCGATGCAGTGGATGCCGCAGATCAGTGAAGTACTGTCGATGCTCGGCCAGCCGTTGTCGCTCGCGGCCGGGGTGCTGCGCCGGATCATGTTCGAGTCCGGCGGCAACTCGAACGCAGTCAACCGGACCGACGCGAACGCCCAGGCGGGACACCCGTCTAGCGGCCTCATGCAGACGATCCTCGGGACGTTCAACGCGTTCGCGGGGCCGTTCAAGTCGCTGGGCATGTTCAACGGGATGGCCGATATCTTCGCCGGCTTGAACTATGCGATCCACCGTTACGGCTCGATCGCGGCGATTGACCCGCTGGTCATGCCCAGCGGGTATGACATGGGCGGAATGCTCAACCCTGGCGCGACCGGCCGGAACTTCGGGCGACTCCCCGAGCGCGTCCTGTCCGGCACGCAAACACAGGCGTTCGAGCGTCTCGTGGCATCACTGGAACGCGGCGGCGGTACGGGTGGCGTGATCGACTATGACCGGCTCGCCTCTGCGATGGCACGCGTCCGCATCGACCTCGATGGCCGGAACGTGGCCCGGTCAGTTGATCGGCGTCTCGGGTTGGCGTTGGCATGAGCGTCGGATGGCCCAACGTCTGCACCCTCGGCGGCATCACGCTCGACGTCAGCGACGGATCATCGTTGCGAGCGGTCACAGGCATGCCCGGCTGGGATGATGCGCCGGCCGCTCGCACCAGCTTGCAACCCCGGATGCAGCAGGACGGCGCCTGGGATGCTGCGGGGTTCAGTGACGCGCGAGTGATCACCATCAGCGGTTTCATGCGGGAGGCGAGCTCGGCGGCGGCTCGCACGGTGCTGCGTCAGCTTGCTGCGCTGCCCCCTCAGTCCATCCAAGAGTTCGTAGTCGTCAACGCTGCGATCGGCGCCCTGTCTGTCCTGACGCGGGTCACCGTGGGCGTGAAGCCGGTTTGGTACGGCGACTGTGATTTCGATTACTCGATCACGATCACCGCTCCGGATCCGCTGAAGTACGGGGCCCGGAGCTTCGCTACGACGGGTTTGTCGTCGGATACGCCCGGCGCGGGCCTGCTGTATCCGCTGGCCTATCCCATCGACTACGGGATTCCGCCGGGGGTGACTCCGGGTGCGGTGCGGGTGGCGAACGCGGGAACGACCCAGTATTGGCCGACGTTGCGTATCGACGGCGCGGCCACCAACCCTGTCGCGACGATGGTCGAAACCGGTGCGTGGGTCCGGTACGGGGCGGTCTTGACGTCCGGGCAGTGGCTCGACATTGATCTGGCGAACCGGCGGGTCCTGTTGCAAGGGCAGGTGTCGGTGCGTCACAACGTCACGTTCGGCGGCGACTGGCTCAGCGTCCAGCCAGGTGGCGGCTCGATCACGTGGACGGCCGACGTGGCCGATTCGGCAGCGCAACTATCCGTGTGGGGCCGAGAAGGAGCGTGGTCGTAGTGGCCGAGTTCGTGTATGACGGTGCAGGCAATTCTGAGGTGCAGCAGCGGGAGGCCCTGTCGCATCTGTTCATGCCCTCGGGGTCGGTCACCCGGCCGGGTGTCGTCGATGGTCTCGGGGTCTACCAGACCCCCACCGCGTCCGGGAGTGTGCTGATCTTCGCCGGCGCCGCCCTCGTCCAATCGTCTGTTCTGGACGGCGCGCATCTCTTGGTCAACGACACCGACCTGACGCTCGATATTTTCACGGCGAACCCGATGGGCGCCCTGCCCCGCAACGACATTATCGTCTTCGACTCAGTGACGGCCACCATCGCGGTCATCGTCGGAACCCCGAATGTCACCCCGACGGATCCGACGGTCCCGGCGACTGCGCTGGCGTTGGCGAGGCTGCGGAACGCCGCGTCAGCGACGACGATCCCCAACTCGATCATCGACGCGATCGGAGTCACGACCGGCCTGCGTGGGACGTCGATCCCGGTGGCGAACGCTGCCGCATTGACCGCGCTGATCGCCTTCGACGGCATGACCGCATTCCAGTTGGATACCCACGTCGCCAAGATCTACCAGAACGGCGCGTGGGTATCGGCTGCGACCGTGGCCGACACGGGTTGGATCAACCCCGGGTTCACCGCCGCATCCGGGTTCACCATCACCTCGCAGACCGCGCGCCGCCAAAACGGTGTCGTCGCCGTGCAACTCAACATGGTGTCGATCTCCGCGATCGCGGCCGGGAACATCACGAACGCCGACCTCGTGAACATCCCCGCTGGCTACATCCCGGCACAGTCGAACGGCCACCTCGGTGGCGGCCCGAGCGGTCAAGGCCACACGTCCTACGCCAGCACCGCCGGGGTCATCACCATGACTGCAACCGACACCGGGTTCGGCGCGGGCGACGGGTTCTACGTCCTCGGCATGTGGATGCTGTAGCCGGTGCCCTCCTTCGAGGTGTACGCGACCACGTGGTCGGATCCGAGGCCGATCGAGCAGGTCCCCGCCACCGGCCTCGAGTTCTCGATGCCACTGTCGGATCATGGCGAGTGCTCGTTCAGCGCAACCGTTGAGCCCGGCCGATCCTTCTGGCGGCCCGCGCTATCGGCCGCCATGTCGGGCGTCCTGGTTTGCAGCGACGGTGTGCCCGTGTGGTCCGGTCAGATGATGTCCGAGAGCCAGTCCGGGCCGCGCACCTTCGACTTCACGTTCGCTGAGTGGCTTTCCTTCTTCGAGGGCGTCCCGTCGAAACCGCTGAACCTGGCGAACACCAACGACCACGTCCTGTTCCGT